ACAGTAATATCTATAAATTCAACAATACTAAAGAATTTAATTAAATATAAAAGAGATATACCAAATGATAAATTTTTAAAAAAATTATTGTTTAATCATTATCATCATACAAAGACAAATAGAGATATAACAAGTACTTTTTATAATAAAAAAGATACAAAAAAAATAGATGGGAATATAAATTATGTTACAACCACTGTTACGAAACCGATTGATTATATGATGGACGAAGAAATAGATGATCCAATTTTTATAAACGATACTATAAAACTTTTTAAATATCAAAAAGCATCAATATATTGGATGTTACAAAAAGAACGAGAAATAGCAAGAATTCGAACAGAAAGTAAACAAAGAATATTGTCAAGACAAGAAGTATTGCAAGGGTCTGTAGTAAAATATAATTTAAATCCAGAGGTAGTAATAAAAAATATATATTTTGATATTGGAAAGCATACATATAATTATATACATGATAGAAAGGAATTGGCATTTTTTGGCGGAGGATTGATAGACGAGGTAGGATTAGGTAAAACAATACAAATGATTACATTATCAAAATTAAATCCATCAACGGAACCATATATTAATAAGATGGATAAAACAAAACTTTATAGTAAAGCGACTCTAATATTATGTCCCAATCATTTATGCGGACAGTGGGTAAGAGAATTAAAAAACAGATTATCTAATAAGGATAATACAAGTGTTATAAATATTATGACAAAAACTCATTTTAATAAACATACGTATCATGACATATTAAATGCAGATTTTGTTATATTATCATATACATTTTTAGATAATAATGCATTTGTATCTAAATGGATTCCGAAACTAAGTAAATTTAAAAATTATCATAGAAAAAATTGGTCGCCAACAGATATAAATAATGTGAGAAAAGTATTTAAAAATATGGGAAAAGAACTAGTAAAGAACTATTTACAATATATAGAAAAGAGAGATGTATTATTTCCATTAATCCACTGGCATAGGATTGTGGTGGATGAATTTCATGAAATATATTATAATTATAAATATATGTATATAAGAAATATTTTGCCTTTTATAAAGGGAACTTATAGATGGATTATATCAGCAACACCTTTTATTGATACCGATAATTTATATAATATAATAGACTTCTTAACAGATTATAATAATAAAGATAGCTTAAATATATTAACAAATGATAAAATAATTAATTATTTAAGTACAGACTGTTTTAGAAGAAATACTAAAAAAAGTATAGAAAATGAACATACATTACCACCAATAAAAGAAGAAGTTAGATGGTTAAACTTTTCACCAACAGAAAGAATTATGTATAATGCATATTTAGCCAATAATAATAATGATGTGTATAGTCCATATCTAAGAAAATTATGTTGTCATCCGCAATTAGCAGATGAAACAAAACATGCCTTATCTAATTGTAAATCTTTGAAAGAGATAGAAATAATGATGGTATCTCATTATAAAAATGAAGTGAATATTGCTACCGAAAAAGTTCAACTTATAAATAATAGAATATTAAAAATAGAAAATAAATCAAAAAACTTTGAATTGCGACAGAAAAAAAGATTATTGGAGAAAAGAGGTTTTGAATTTAATGAAGAATATGATATAACCGATAGTGAAAATGAAGATGAAATATTACTATTAATGAATGAAGAGTATGGTGTTGATTATGACATATATGAAAATAAAAAATTAATTACAGTGGAGAATTTAACTGATAATTTAATTAATCTTAAGCGTATGAAAGTAAATGCAGTTAATACATTAAAAGGAAAAACATCAACATATAACTTTTTTAAAACAGTTGTATCCAAATTGAAGGAAATCAGTAATAAAGCAATAGATACTGTAAAAAGAGCTAAGTATGATATTGCTTTAAATAAAGAGGAAAATTTAATTAATTTAATTAATGATATTAATATGCATGAAGATGAAGTAGGAGAAATATGTGGTGTATGTTTAGAGGAAATTGAGGCAGATGATTTAGGGGTTACTAAGTGTGGTCATATATTTTGTTACGATTGTCTTAAAATATCTGTTGTACAATATGAAAGATGCCCAGCATGTAACGGTAAATTAAAAGATAATGAGATAATTATTGTACCATATAATCAAAAGAAAACAAAAAATACCCATGAAGATAAAGAGAAGAATAAATTGATTAATAAGATTGGTACTAAACTGGCTAATTTAATATTATATTTACGGAAACACGATGAACATACTATTATATTTTCTCAATGGGATGATTTACTTAAGAGAGTCGGAAGAACATTACGAGAAAATAATATTAAAAATGTTTTTTGTAAAGGGAATTGTTACCAACGAGACAAAGCAATAAGAGATTTCAATAGTGATGTTAAAATTAAGGTAATTATGTTATCTTCTGACAGTGCGGCGTCCGGTACTAATTTAACAAAAGCCAGTCAAGTTATTCTGTTAGACCCTATATACGGAGATTATAATTATAGAAAGAAGCAAGAAAAACAAGCAATAGGTCGGGCTCATAGGTTAGGCCAAGAAAAAAATATTAGAGTTATTAGATTTATTATTAAAAATTCTATTGAAGAAGATATATATAATATGAATTTGGAGGAAGATAAAAAGCACGCTCTCATAAAATAAAAAATTGAAATTTAAAATATATAGTATAGTCATTTGTTTATAATAAAAATAATAGTTAAAAATGGACAGATTATCGTCCAAAGAAATTATTTATAATTTGAAAAAATATCCCGAATATGTTATTTTTCATTATTAGTTTTCATTGTTAGTTAGTAAAGGTGAGTACTTAATCTTTTTTATTTATCATTTTTTCATAATTTTTATTTATAACATAATTTTTCAATTGCGTTTATAAAACACTTAAAGCGCTATCGCGAAGAATAATATATTAATAAATAATAATAATGGTGCGTATTAAAACGGATACTGAATTTGATAAAAATAAAAAAGATATAAAACGGAAAATCTCAAAATCAGATGAAGAGATTGATGTAATATTTACAGCCAAAGAAACGTATTATTATAAAATGATTAAGAAATTTTTCAAAAAGACAGACAAAGAAAACATTGATATGATGTTAGATATAATAAATGGTAAATCTAAAATATCTTTACGGTTACTTGATTGGTTTGTGACAAGGTATGCGAAAAAATATAAAACAAGTTATTATATTAATGATGGTTATGATAGATTTAATGTACATATAAGTTATAAAGCTCAGTTAAAATCATATAAAAAACGCTATTTTGATCCGTTTAGAAGAAGAAAAAAATTCTATTATGTTCATAATAAAAATGATTCTGATAATAAGTTATATACTACAATAGGTCAATTAAATTTCTTTAGATGGGCTATTATTAATGGTGTCATAGATTATGTTAAAAAGTCATATGACGCAATAATAGAAGCTATGGTACAATCAAATAAAAAAGATAAAATTAGAAAACAAAATAGTACAAATACAAATAAAAAACAAAATAAAGCTACAATTAAAAAAAATGGAGTGATGGTTAAAGTTGTAAAGAGAGTAAAAGATAACACAGCATCAATTATACTTTCTTTCAATTAAATTGCATTGTCTTCGACAATCTCTAAGACACATAGTGTCTCTAAGACACTTTGTGTCTTAGAACCGAGAGTAACGAGATTGTCGAAGACAATGCCGTTTAATTAATATAAATTTATTTATTAAGATAATATAACAGTAAATTATGTACAACAATAATCTTTTAAATAGGTTCCAGAATTACCAGCAGAAGAATATACCTTTTCAAAACAATGCTTTATTGCGAAATAATCCAACATTTAGAAATAATATGTCATATAATAATTCTCAGCAACAGCAAAAAATGCAAATGATGTATATGGCTAACATAGAAAAACAGAGAAAGATACAAGAGATTAGACAATTAGAAAAATTAAATAGAATGGCTAATAATATGGATAATAATAAATTAAGAGAATTAATTATTAAGCCATACAAAGAAGAAAAAAAATCTAATTCGGATCTTATGAAAAAATGGAAAAAAGAAGAGGTGGAGCGGAATCCTACGCGGGAAAGATATTGGAAAAAACGTACAAATTTACCATATAAAAATATTATTAAAGATAGGAAGCATATTGATAAATTTATTAATCCAAAAAGAAAAATAACAAAAAAAGATTTAATTGTACATCGTATCACGAATGCTGATAAAAATAGACATTTAGTGGAAAAAAAATTAAATAAATTAAGAAACAATTTAGAAACTCATAATAAGGAATTAAAAGTAATATATTCAACATCAAAAAAATTAAGTCATAAGAAAAAATTTGAGTATTATCATAAATATAAACAGAGAGTTCAATACAATCCATCCGAACATAATAAGTTAAAAAAGGATAAAATCACACATTATAAGAAGGAACAAAAAAAAATGGAATCTAATAAAAAGTACTTGTTATATCTCTATTTGTCTTTGTATGATGATAATGATTAAACAATAATTTTTTTAAAAATTTATCATTTGGTATATCTCTTTTATATTTAATTAAATTCTTTAGTATTGTTGAATTTATAGATATTACTGT